AAGAAGAAATGAAAGCTCTTGGATATCCTGCAACTGCCACACATTTTAATTGGTATTGGAGAGACCTAACTTAGTGTTTGGTAGAGCACAACTAGAAGATGGATACAGGGGTGGTTTAGAACATAGTATAGTAAAAGACTTAAAGAAAAGACGAGTTAAGTTTGAATACGAAACTCTAAAAATAAGGTGGGAAGAGATAATGTATCGTTCCTACACCCCTGATTTCATTTTAAGAAACGGAATAATTATAGAAGCTAAAGGCAGGT